CCGATCTGGGAAATCGGGGCGGGGGACGCGCGGGGGCAGGTCGGGGGTTCCGCTGCTGGCACTCTCGGATCAGCGAAAAAAAGTTGCGAGAACCGTTCATTTTTCTTTAGAAAATTTTTCAAAGTAAATATTTTTGCTTATATTTGCATAGAGAAAAACACAAAACCGATTCAATTATGAAAACCACGAAAACGAGAAAGCAGGCCGCCCGTGAATTATGGGAGACCTATTGCGCCTACGAGGTACGCCCCGTGAAACTTGCCACAATTTACCGCCGCATTTGGTTCGATGGGTATAACTGGAGATTGATAGGATACGCGCACAATTATACAGCATAGGATCCCGAAAGTATCGAATTAACTGAAAAAAATAGGATATTGTTATAATCAAATAATTATACCACTATGACACGCAATATTTTAAATTCACCTGAATATCTTTCCGACATGCGCACCTATATTTCCGAAACCGAACGGAAGCGCGGGCAATGGAATAAAGCGACGGCTTATTATGCTGATTTTTTGCTAGACAGTTATATAGAGATCTGCAAGTGGTGCGCCGATCAAAACGCAGCAATACCGGCCCTATCATTGGACATAGTCCTGAATGGGGCATCCGGCTGGCATCAATACAGTTACGGCGGTTGTGCGCTGGTGTATAACGGCGATATAGCGAAAGTAGTGTTTACCCCTGCGCAATTCGCCAAGTGGGAGCAGGGGCGAAAGGTAACGGAAGAACCATTGTTAGATATTCAGGCGCGCGCCCTCGCTGCGGGGTGGAGAGTGTTGAAGTCTGCCCAGAGATACGCAGATATGTGTGCAAACCTTCAAAACCGACAACCCGATGAAAAATAATCTTGATAATATCGACTATATCGAACGGAAGGCGATCCGAAATAGCCGAAATGGCGAGCCTTTCGTGCTCCGGGGGCGCAAATATCGCCTTGTTCCAGATCCGGAGGGGGTCAGCCAGACCCAAATTTGCGACGATATTTGTGCCTTCGGAGCGCACAATGAATCCGCATGGGGAGCCTGCTGGGTCTGCCCCTGCATGAATAACAAACATATCGAAGAGATTAAAGATAGAGCCATGAAAAAATGCACTTTTATGCGGTATCTGGTTACTGCGATTGTGACCGCCGCGATATGTTGGCTTATGTTCCGGTATTCGTTCCGGGTGGAACGGGTGTATGACGCCGGCGACGTGGTTCTGGTGGAGGTTTCGATACTCGGCCAGTGCGAAATCCACGAGGTAACGAAATAGCCCCCTTCGGGGGAGGGGTCCGCCACTGGCCGAAACCCCAGCCGCCCGCGACGGCATAAAGTGGCAAATTGTATTGGTGAAGCATTCGCATCGCGTGGAGAAGGCGCGGCAGACCGCCGGGCAACCGTCCGCGGGGATCACCTTCCCGGCCTTCGCAAGTTAAACCGCAAAACAGCACTATTATGGAAAATTTTGATCTGATGAAGTACTTAACCGGGGATTACATCCTGCAAACCCGGATCGGCTGGAAATTAGCCGGTGAAATACAATTACGTCCCCGCGCGGATGTGTACAAACTCGCCGCTAGAATAATAGCCCCAAGCGGGGAGGTACATAGTGGTTCATGGACCATTGAGGGCGGAGCCATGGCGGGCGAGGATAATAGCAAATTTGATTTAATGATGGTTCGCACAAAATGAAAATCGCCCGATACACCCTTTTTTCGGCCGAAGGGACGCAGATCGCCGATTCTTTGGACCTGCAATACATCAAAGACGTTGCGAAGCGTCAGAAGCCCGGAAATTATTACGTCTACGAATGGTGGGCAGATCCCGGCGATCCGTTTTGGGAACATTGCCCGGACACCCACTACGAATTTATCATCAAACGGAGGTTGATCTCAACTACGATTCAGATTATCAACAAGGATAGCTTATTTAAAAATTCAAAATTATGATTTACAATTTGTCAACTGCGGCGTACGATGCCATTGCCGAAGCATTCAAGGACCATTTGGACGGTGATTTCTTTTCCGGGTCGGAAGTGGTCAACATCGACACCCCGAACGGGCGCGAGGACGTAACGGTCATCATCTCCGCCGATCTGCATTGGAAATCCGTGCAGATTCCGGAGGGAAGTTATCCGGTCCTGAATGCGGTCCAATTCCGGAATATCGAAATATACCCGGATCACGAAAGCGCAACAATTCATGTAGAACCCCGGAAAATGGCGATAGCCTTCCTTAAAACCAACCAATAACATGGCAATCCGCAAAACAGTTTTCAAGACCCGCGCCGAGTGGCTGGCATACCGAAACCAAAACTTCGTGATTGGAGGATCGAACATAGGCATAATCCTCGGCCTGAGCAATTACAAAACCCCACTGCAATTGTGGTTGGAATGGAAAAACCGGGACGCGCAGCCGATCAAGGAATCCATGTATCGCGGGCGGTTCATGGAGGACGGAATAGCGCACTGGTTCCAACAGCAGACAGGCCTCAAGGTGGTGGGCCGATCCAAAGAGATCGCCGTATTCCACAACGACGAGTACCCCGATTACATTCAAGTGGCCCCGGACCGCGAGATTTTCAAGGAGGGGACGAACCTTGCCGGGCGTCCGTTCTTGGAGATCAAAGACACCGCTATGTACGTTGACTTCGACGTGCAGGAAACTATCCCCTCCGAATGGTTTTTGCAATGCCAGTTCGAAGCTGAGATAGGCGGACGGCCCGGCACATATCTGGCCGTAAATGACGGTTCGAAATCCCTCAAATCGCGCCTTATATTGCCGGACCGGGACTATGTCCGCAAGTGTATCGAAATGGCGTGCGCATGGTATGAACGCCATATTATCGGGGGCGAACAGCCGGAGCCTATAAATGGCGATGACGTGCAGCTGTTGCACCCCGAATCCACGGCCGGGATCATTAAGGTGGGGCATGAAGTCTCGCAAATGCACGAGCAGGCGATGATCTACAAGCGCAACGCGAATGAAGCGGCCAAGAAATACGAGGAAATCAAGGCGAAAATGTCGGCGCTGTTCGACGAACGCGATACCCTTGCCTACGAAGGCCGGGCGCTGGCCACCTACCGCACCATTCATCAGAGGCGTTTCGATCTGGCCAAATTTAGCGAGGATCACCCCGATCTGGCCAAAGAGTATACCACCATTTCAGCGTATCGGAAATTCGACATAAAAAAGTGATGGAAACCAAGGAAGAGCTGGTGGCGCGGCGAACGCGGCAGATCACCGAGTTGATAACCGACTATTCGAGGGTCAAAGGGTATGACATGAGAATCGAAAATTTGTCCCCCTACCAAATGCGTGTTTGCAGGTGCATACGGTCGATGGGAAGGCGCATAAATGTGGACGAGAGAACCACGGAAGAGGGTTTTATACTTACAGGCAGCGCAATCGGTATTTTCGACGTGTACCCCACCAACATGCGGTGGCACAACCTCTCAGACAACACCCGCGGCGGCTTTACCTCCGGCGGATGGAAAGACGGAATCAAAAAACTACTTGACAAAAATTTCAGCTATGGACGCAAAGCAGATGACCGAACAGGCGAAGGCCGTAACCATTCAGGCCCCGCAAAAGAGCGTAACGCAAAGTAATTTCCAACAAATCAAATCATGGCTCACGAAAGGAAGCACCCGCGACCAATTCATGGACGTTCTGGGGGAGAAATTCGCCCCGCGGTTCATGCAAACAATCCTACTGTTGATGCGCGATCCGGCCGCCGCGGCCCTCAACAAATGCGACCCGCGCACGGTGGTGAGATCGGCGATGGTATCGGCCTGCACGGGGTTGTCCATCGACCCGAACCTGAGCCAGTCGGCCCTGATCCCCTACGGCGACCGGTGTACGTTTCAGGTGATGAACCGCGGCCTTCAACAGCTGGCCTTCCGCACCGGCACGATGGCGACATTCAACACGGCAAAAGTGTACGAGGGGGATATATTATCCCACAATCCCTTTACGGGGGAATACAAGTACAACGATGCGCCGCACGAGCGGGAAATCCTGCAAGGATATATAGCCTACATTCGCCAGCTCACGGGCTTCGAGAAGTATTGTTACATGACTATCGAGGAATTGATGGCATGGGGCCAGAGGTATTCGAAATCCTTCAATAAACCCACCGGAATGTGGCGAACAAATCCGGAGGTAATGTACCATAAAACCGTATCGAAACGGGTGCTGCGCGAGGGTGCGATCATTGATCCCTATTCTACCACGGCCATGAACCAGCTGGCCACCGCCATTAAGTTCGACAACGGCACGCCTATGTCCGACGACGTGGAGTATGAGACCGCGGTAGAATATCCCGACGGCCAGACCGAAGATGATGCGATGATCGCCCGTGTGGAAAATGCCGAACAATCCAAATAGGGGGGGGGTATGATAACTGACACACGAAATCTTCATACCCTGCGATGGCTGGCCGACACGAGCGGCATTCCGCTGAGTTCTCTCTACCATTACGCCAAAACCGGCGCGCTGAAAATAGTGAAGATCGACAATGTCGCTTTGGTGGCCGAATCGAATCTTCCCGACTGGATAAAAGTTGAAATAAACAAGAAACACAATGAAAAAGTTGAAGATTCCCGAAAGTAGCTGGCTGTTGTATTTGTACCTGCCTATTTTGATCGTCCAGATGCTGTTGATGGCGATGGTAGAACCAACAATCCCGGAGAATGGTAAAGCAAAATAGTACGCGCCGATCCGTATTGGACAGCCCGCAGGTAAACTGCACCGCGTGCGTTCACTGGCCCGGACAGCATGTTTTTCACTGCCTCAAGGCGCGAACGCTGACGATCTGTATGGACAAATGGTGCATTTACTTCGAGCCGAAGGAAGGGATCGAGATGCCGATTATAACCGAAAATAAACCTGATGTCAAACCAGCGGAGCCGGCGAAGGACGGAGTTCGAAACTTCGCGGCCCGCAAAAAACCGAAAAGAAAATGAGAGGGGGGGGGTATGCAACAAGTTAAGCTTTCAGAATGCAAGGAAGGAGATAAAATATGCCTTCCGTCGTGGCAAAACGGCCAAAAATACCGAGTGGTGTACTGGGTAGGAGGGCCGACATCCATTGTCAAATACCACACGAAGGTGGACGATAATGGAGTGAAGAAACGCCACAAAATTTCCATCCCGGCCGTATGGGTCTCGCATCTGGAAAAGGGAGCGGCCAAACTGATCCGGGAGAACGTGGTGGATTACGAAATGGTGGAGGTACGCCAGAAATGGCCGACGCTCGACACACAAGGAAACGAAGTTTATGTATTTCTAATTTGAGAATCATGGAACAGAAAACATGCATACGATGCAAACAAACCAAGCCGATCACCGAGTTCGGACGACTCAAGAGCACCGAGGATGGGATGAATCCGAGATGCAAATCATGCCTTCGAGAATATGCCAACCAAGCATATTCCAAACGAAAATCAACCCTGCCTGCCCGGAGGGGGGGGGGCGATTCACAATCCCGATCTGGCAGGCTACACCGACCGGAAACTGCTGGAAGAACTCAAGGCCCGCGGCTTCGTGTGGTCGGACATGAAGCGCATTCAACCCGTTAAATACGATTCGATATGATCCAGATAGAGTATAAAATAATCAAAGCTGGCACAACTATGTGTGAAGAAGAAATGAACGCTTTGGGAGTTAGGGGCTGGGATTTGGTTCGGGTGCTGATCGTAGGATCGCGGAGAATTGAGTATATTTTCAAACGTCCCAAAATACAACGTCATCATTAAACAACAAATTAAAAACAAAAAGTTATGAAATCTATTATCAATGTTCTGATTGTAGTGGGAGTGGCGATCGTCTTTTCCTTGATTCTGATGATGGGGCTTCCCGCTTACAACGTATGGCAGCAGGAGATGGCCGGAAAGGCCGAATTTGCTAAGGCGGAGCAGAACCGCCGCATCAAGATCGAAGAGGCAAAGGCGAATCTTGAGGCGGAGAAACTGAACGCGCAGGCCGAAATCGAACGGGCGAAAGGAGCGGCCGAAGCTATCCGCATCGAAAACGGCTCCATAACTCCGACATACATTCAGTATTTGTGGGTACGACAGCAGGGAAATGTCCCGGAAAAAGTGATTTACATCCCTACCGAAGCCAACCTTCCGATTCTGGAAGCCAAAAAATAGACTGTAAAAGTTGGGAATTTCCGGAAAGGTTCGTATATTCGCGTGTAGCATTGCTGGCCCGATGCGCAAACAACATATCCTTCGAGTAGATTCCCACGCTGGCCAGAGCTGGGAATCGAAAGAAGGATTTTTTATTTTATGAACATGAAAGAATCAATGGTGATACCGAGGAGTCTTATGACAGCTACCAACAGGCTGTCTATGGCGGAGAAGGGGGAGGTGCTGGATGCGATCATGCGATACGGATTCAACAGTGACGAGTATACTGGCGATTCCACGATTGTAGCAATGATTTTTGATCTGATGAAACCATATATCGACGAGAATCAAAAACGCTATGATGCTATTGTTGAAAGGAATAGGGTGAACGGGAAAAGGGGAGGTAGGCCCAAGTCGAACAAAAACCCAGAGAAACCCAGAGAAACCCAACAAAACCCAGTGGGTTATTTTGGGAACCCAGAAAAACCCAGTCGAACCCAGACGAACCTTGATACTGATACTGATACTGATACTGATACTGATACTGTACCTACGGTAAGTAATACTTCTCGTACTGACGTACTCGAAGATGCAGAGATAGTAGATATTTCAGAAGATGCTGGTAAAAACTCAAAGCGCGTGCGCGCGAGAGAGAAGCCGGAAACCCCGAAGGAGGTGACGTGGCGAGACAGTTTCGATGTCTACCTGCAAGATTGCCGGGACGCATGGAAGAGATGGGTTGGCAACAGGGAGTGGATGGCAGAACGACAACGGTTCAATCCCGGCGTGAATATCAAACTGACACTTGAAAAAGCATGCAAGGAGTTTTGGGCTACGGAGGCCGGATGGCTGCACAAAAAGAAGGGGCGAGGAAAGACGATAGACTGGAAACGGATATTCGAATACGCAATTTCACAAAAAACAAACCGAGTGTATGAAAGATCAAAAGACAATTCCCGCGGCAAGGACGGACTTACCGACGAGGAGCGAGAGCAGTTCGAAAGAACTTTTCAAGGCATTATTAACGCCAGCCGAGGCCGCTAAATTGTACCGAGGATGTATTACGCCGCTGGCATGTGCTAACTCCGAGGCTTACTCATTGTCGGGGATGCGGAAGATTTACGGCGAATGCGAGGTAGTCTTCATGCTTGCCGCGTGGATTATCGACATTCAACGGTTCCTCAACATTTCAGCCAAAATGGATTCAGGACAGATAAACGAAACGGCCCGAATGATATTGGATGACTTCTGGGCACTGAACAGCGCCGATGTGAATCTCGTAATGTCCCGTGCAAAGCGAGGATTCTACGGGCAGCTGTTCGGGCGCATAGACGGTCAAATAATATACCAGTGGTTCGCAGAATACTTCGAAGAGAGATGCGAAGCATGTGCAAATAGGGAGGTACACGTGGCGGGTCTTCATGGTTCTGTAATAAACCGGCTCAGCGACGAAACTAAGGCAAAAATACTTGAGCTTTGGGAAAGCCAAAGGAGAGACAAAAGCAAAGATGCCCCTGTTTGCGATTCTTAGGTGGGTAGAATCGAATGAAACCACCAAAGTGGTACATGGTATCACCTGAATATTTTTAAACGAAATTTGATGGGTTATGGCGACAAAACGAGATATTATTAGACAGCAAATATGGAGTCTTATTGGAGAGCTGACCATGGAGGTGTATGCCTATCAACCTAACCCAGCCGAGTATCGTTGGGTGATGGGTGAAGAGATGCTCGAATTACTGAGTGAAGGGAAGGGGATGGTAACAATTGACTCGCATTCAGGAAAACCTATGATCCATGAGTGGCTGGTAGATGTAGAAAATGATAACCAACATCCTTATTGGATTTATTTTTTAGGGGGAAACAAGTTCGTACTTAAATTTGAGAAAATGAAAAATATTATTTTAGGTGATATAACCTTATACAACGCCGACTGCATGGACATTCTACGGGGAATGCCGGATAATTCGTTCGATCTGGCGATTGTTGATCCTCCATATGGCATAGGGGCGTCCAAAGCAGGGTGCGGGAGTCGAAGCAGGAAATATGACCGCAGCAAAAAATGGGACGATCGTATACCGGGAGACGACTATTTCAGGGAGCTGCGCCGGGTATGTAAAAATTCAATTGTTTGGGGCATGAACCATTTTCCGGCGCTTTTCCCAGTCCGCAATTTCGTTGTCTGGGATAAAGTTCAACCAGCTGGAGTCTCATTCGCCCAAGCAGAGCTGGCCGCCGTAACTTTCAAGGGGACGTCAAAAATATACCGAGGGACAGCAAGGGGCCAAAAACCGCGCATTCATCCCACCCAGAAGCCGGTAGAACTCTATAAATGGTTGCTGGCGAATTACGCCAAACCGGGTGATAAGATTCTCGACACTCACCTCGGAAGCGGATCAATCTGCATTGCCTGCGACGATTTAGGTTTTGAAATGACCGGCATAGAGTTAGACCCCTACTATTACGAAGCAGCCAAAAACAGGCTTGTATCACATCAAATGCAACATAAATTATTTTAGCGATCAATTGAGTATGAAAGTCATAGTAACCTTTTCGGGCGGGAAAGACAGCCTTGCGGCGCTTATTTGGACACGCGAGCATATCACCAAGAACTTCACGACCGTATTCTGTGATACGGGCTGGGAGCATCCGCTGACCTACGAGTACATCAACCGGATCGCAGATAAACTCCACTTGGATTTGGTGACGATCAAGTCGAAGAAGTACGACGGGATGGTCGATCTTGCCCGGCAGAAAAAGCGTTGGCCCTCGACGCGGGCGCGGTTCTGCACGCAGGAATTGAAGACGAAGCCCTGCATCGACTACGTGCTGGACGAGGTTCACGACAATATGCTGATGATTCAGGGCGTCCGGGCAGCAGAATCGGCCAGCCGGGCCAAGATGCAGGCGCAATGTACGTACTTCAAGTACTATTTTGAGCCTTACGGTTACGACAAATCGGGCAAACCGAAAAAGCACACTTATCGGGGCAAGGAGGTACGAGCATTTCGGGAGAAGTTCGCCGACGATCTGCTTCGGCCCGTGTTCGACTGGTCGGCGCAGCAGGTGATCGATTACATCCTCGACGCAGGATTGGAGCCGAACCCGCTCTACCGGATGGGCTACAAGCGTGTCGGCTGCTGGCCGTGCGTGATGGCGAATCAGCGGGAGATCTTGAACATATCGCGCCAGAACCCGGAGCGAATCGAACAGATCGCCGCACTTGAAACGGAGGTGCATTCGTCGTTTTTCGGCCCGGACAAAATACCTGCCCGCGCAATCACCAGCGGCAACCAATACGCCAACATATACGATGTTGTGCGCTATGTCGAAGGGCAGAACGCCACGGGCAGTTTGTTCGACAACGACACGGCGACCAGCTGCATGAGCTATTACGGATTATGCGAATGACTATGAAATTACGAGTATTCACAAGTTTTTCCGACTATGACAGTCAGTTGATGGCTCTTCGGGACATCGGCGCGGACTACGAGTGCGTGGGCTGGTCGGAGATCGACAAGTGGGCGATCAAGGCCCATAATGCTGTATTCCCGGAGTTGGCAGACCGAAATTACGGCGACATCACGAAAATAGATTGGAACGCCGTTCCGAATTTCGACCTGTTCACTTACTCGTTTCCGTGTACCGACATCAGCAGCGCCGGAGAGCAGATATGATGGCAGAATGGCTTTTGTCTAACGGCTATAAACTGAACATATGAAACTACCTATTGAAGTCCACAACAAATTAATCCCGTTCAAGGGATTCAGCTGGGTAACATGGCTTTTGTGGTCTTTTACCCGGAAGCCGATGGCGTGGAGCATGGACGAGACTACGCGCCGCCACGAAGGAATCCACTGCGCCCAGCAGATCGAACTGGCCGTGCTGTTCGCGGCAATCCTCCTGCCCGTCGCCATAATCTACTCGTTCGCATGGTGGGGCTGGGTGCTTACGGTGGTCGGCATTCTCTTCGCCGGATGGATTTGCTACGGCATTTCGTGGCTGATCGAAGTGATTATCCCGCCTTATCCGGGCGCGTACTACTACACCTGCTTCGAGACCGAGGCGTACAACCATGAGGATGATCCGGACTACTTGAAGCGGCGCATACCGTTCTGGGGCTGGATTTCCTGCATACCAAATCGGAAAGTAAAACACAAAAGATAACCAACCATGAAAACACTTTATCTCTGGGTTTCAGACAAAGGCTGGACACCCTTTCAGTACAATGAACTTTCTGAATTAGCCGCCGAATTTGAGGCGCGCAATATCAAGCTGGGCGCCGGGTGCAAGCTGGGTGCCGGGTGCAAGCTGGGCGACGAGTGCAAGCTGGGCGACGAGTGCGAACTGGGCGACTGGTGTGAGCTGGGCTACGGGTGCGATGTTCCGAAATCGCTATTTATCAACGCATCTCGCCATGCAGTATCCTATTGGGGTGAGGATGTTATTCAAATAGGATGCAAACGCTACACCATTTCCGAGTGGCAGAAGCATTTCCGAAAAATTGGCGAGGCCGAAGGCTATAGTCCCGAACAGATGGAGGAATACAAAGGGTATATAGACCTGATCGCCACCATGCACAAGACGTGGGCGTTACACTAAATACAATATTGAGCCATGAAAAGCGAAAAAGTAAAAGAATTTATCGACGGGTGCATCAATAATCTCACGGCAGAGTTGGCGGACATAGGCAGGATGATTCTGCGCGCAGAAATGCTGGTTGAATTTTCCGGACGCCCTTCCAAAAATGTAGAGGCGGTAAACTTGCTTGCTGAGGCCGGTGCTCTTATCGCCGCCAAGATCGACAGACTGAACAACTTCAAACAAGAATAGCAATGCAGAAGATAATGTTTAACGACAGCTACGGCTTGACGCAGGCGGTGATCGAGGGCCGAAAGACTATGACGAGGCGGCTGATTCCTGATGAATTTTTCGGCCTTACGTGGGACACGAGGGGCAACACCTTGGTTTATGAAAACGAATACGGGGATTTTATTGATGTCAGGCTCTCGAAGTATACCCGCTACAAGGACGGCGAGATCGTTTCCGTGGCGCAAAACTATTTTTCAACTTATGATGAGAGTAAGTGGGAAACCGGAATTTGGTATAATGAGTTTGCAGACGGGAGCGATATAACAAATCACGCAGGGTGGATTAACAAAATGTTCGTCAAAGCCGAGTATATGCCCCACCAAATCCGCATCACGGGAATCCACTGCGAGCGGTTGCAGGATATTTCGGATGCCGAGTGTTTGAAAGAGGGTGTGCGTGTGGAATTTGCGAGGAATGGAAGTCCGATGTATTATTATTTCGGCACTAAGCGATGGCGGGAGGTATGGTTTGATACTCCCCGCGAAGCCTTCGCCGCACTAATCGACATGGTTTCCGGCCGGGGTACGTGGGCATCGAATCCGTGGGTCGTGGTTTACGAATTTGAGTTGGTGAAATGAGCGACTTGATCTGTCAAATAGTTACCCGTAAAATATATGCTTACGTGGCCGAGATATTCGGGGGACCCGCATTTTGGAATGGAAAGTGGCATCTCATGGTAGATGTAATTTGGCGGGACAATGGATGTCCAATACGCGAAAAAATGGTGCTAAAGTTCGACACCAAAGAAGATGCGGAACGGGTGAAAATCGGGACGATAGCAAAGGATAAAACACTTTATGAATTACTGAAATAGCGAGATTTCTGGCAAAATCTCGAAAAACTGAAATGATTATGAGAACTTTTGATCTTGAAGCTGCCAAAGCAGGGGCGCCGGTGTGCACAAGAAGTAGAAAACCAGCAAGAATCGTGTGCTGGGATATGAAATGGGAATCCGGCAAGATGGGAGATCGTATTGTATATCTGGCAAATTATAATGGAGACGAACACCTATCATCTTGTCTTAGCAATGGAGCATTCCATAGTAAAATAAACGACAGTGGGGATTTGATGATGCGCGACGACGACTACGCCGAGAAGTTGGCGCGTGGAGAGTACGGACCAACTGTCAAAGAAAAGTTGACAGTTGATGCCCCAACTGGTAAGGATTCCTTACAAGTTGACCGGGAGTACTGGCGGCGGGTGTACGCCGGGCAGGCAATGATGGGTATATTTGCCGGAAGGAACTGGCGCAAAGATGGGGCGACGGATTGCATAGAACATGCCCGGAACGCTGTTGAACTCGCTGACGCCCTGATTGCAGAACTGGATAAAACGAACAACAATGAAAAATGATCGAGAAGTGCGCCCTACGTGGGTGCTGTGGTGGCTGCTTGCCATCGTGATTTCAGTGGTGTGCATCGCTTTTACCGGGGTAAAGCGGGCATACGGACAGGATGTCCGGGCGATAAAGGACTCGAAAGGGCGCGTGACTCACACCGTCCGCACCCGTAACGACGGCTCCCGCGAGATTCGGGATGCCTCCGGACGGCTCGAAGGGATCGTCCGCACCGACAACGCCGGTCGGGACCGGGTGTATAGTACGCACGGGACCGTGGAGTACACGGCGGACGCCGACACGACGCGATCAGAACAATTTCGAACATTTTAACTATATTTGCGTATGGCCGACGATGTTATTATCGCAGAGTTGCGGTTGGATATGATTCCGGATGACGCCATTAAGGAGTTCAGGTGCCGGGGCGGAATAGGCAGTTCCATCAACATCAAGATTCAGAAGCTGAAAGAACCCGACAAATGGGGAAACGAGTACTTCATTGCAATAGACTGGGGGAAAGGAAATCACCGAGAGGCGGCTTTCATCGGCAAGGGGCGTAGGGCGCCGTGGCTGAAAGACAATCAGGCGGCTCAGCAACAAACATCCAAGAATCGTTGGGCGCGCCATGACGATGTAGACGAAGAACCATTTTAAAAACATAGATTATGGAATTTGAGATTTTGGACCGATTGCTGGCGACGATTGCCGTCACTACCCAGAATGTCCGCGGGCGTCATTGGACGCTGTACGGAGAGCATTACAAGAGCTGGCACCCTTTTTTCGACGAAGTGTATAAAAAGCTCAACGAAGCAGCCGACAATGTCGCCGAGTTGATCGTTCAGCTGGGCGGAGTTCCGGTGCACAGCATGTCGGGATTCATCGAAACCTCCGTGGTGGCCGACATGGTAACGCTGGGCGACTGGCGGCGTTATGTACGCGAGACCCGCGACGAGCTGGCCGAGATCATCGAGATCATCAACAAGAACGACAAGGAGGGGGTTTGGGATGGCGCCGCATCGAACGACCTGACCCAGATTGCCAGCACCCTGCGGCATTACTACATGTTTGCCGCCCAAACCTTGAAGGAGTAGATGGACGCATACCTGCAAATACTGCGTCAGACGACCGGGTTGGAGTGGATTTCGGAGTATCGTTTCCACCCACCCCGTCGCTGGCGGTTTGACTACGCATGTCTGGAGTTGAAGATAGCAGTAGAATTAAATGGGGGTAACTTCGTAGGGGGGCGCCACTCGAACCCTGTAGCGTTGGGGAAGGAGTACGAAAAGATGTCGCAGGCCGCGGCCGACGGATGGGCTGTTCTGACATGCACCCCCATGTCAAGGGGACTTGAGGTCATGCGATTCGGCGGCGACGCATTCACGAGAATACTGGCAGAAGCCATAACAAATCGAAAACAACTATAACATGGGGAATGAATTGGAATTTGCAGTGGCCATCTTGGCCATCATGTTGACGCTGGAGACATTTGCGCTGCTCTGCGTATTGGTAGGAAGAATACGCCTGCCCGTGGACCTCGATAAAGAGGTTCAGAAAGCCGTGGAGAAGGCATTAATGGAGGTCGTAAAAGATTCGACCGCCGAGAATTTTCCAGCCAAAAAGCTATGAATGCTCTTAAAATTACCGTGTCTCTTCTGATCGGGCTGGCAGTAGGTGTAGTGGGGGGTCGATGGTTATGGCCGGAGGACCCTATCATCGACCGGCAGGTGGTGACAGTGTACTACGAAAAGCCTCAAGCCGGGCCGAGCACCTACCGCTCGGTAACGGTGCGGGTCCCCAATCTGGTGTTTGCTCCGGTCGATACGGTGACAGTGACGGAAACCAAGATCGTAAAGGTGGGTCCGGATAGCACTGAATTACAGGTAGCTGTAGAGACGCGACCGTACTCCGGCCCGGATTGGTCGGCGCAGGTGAGCGGCCCGGCCATCGGAGACCTCCACCCGCAGTTGGATTGGATGAAGGTAAATCAACAGACGCAGGTCGTGCAAGGCCCGATTCGAAAAACCCGGTGGGGGATAGGAGTGCAGGCAGGGTACGGCGCGGTACTCAAGCAGGATGTGAGGCTGTACCCCTATATTGGAGTAGGCGTATCTTACAATATAATCAGGTGGTAATGAAACAGCAGGAGGAAGAATACAACTATGGCTGGAAAGTCATAGAAGCGGAGTTTCACCGTAGAGCCGACGAGCTGTTTGATTTTCAGTTCAGGCGAAGATTGGAATTTGGAACCGACGTGGCGGATGAATACAAATATACCTCCACCAATAAGAACTATAAAAAAAAGAAACGATGAAAAAGTGGACTTTGATTGCCCTGATCGGGGCCGCGATAGTGCTGATCGCATTGTCGCTTATCAGTAAGACGATGGGTTACGTTATCGTAGCCGCAATGGCCGCAGTATTTGTGGCGTATGGTCTCTTGTGGGCCTATACCAAGTACTGGCCGAGATCGTCGAAATAACAAAGGAAAATAGGGCCATTTGGCCCTATTTTTACATATATGCTCGATAACCGATCAAGGGTACGTGTTTTTACCGTCGTACGTCACGAAAGAATACGAGCTTACCATCCACACTCCGTCTACGATCAGGATGGTTTGAGATGGAATATTTATAAGATAAGTTGTGGTGTTGTTGGGCTGAGTAAGGGTCAGCGAAAGACCAAAATTGGTCTTGTTGCTCACCACAATTTTGATAGGCGCCCCCTCGGAGGACGGGGGTGTTTCCGTGGTAATGGTTATGTTGCGGGCCTGATCCGATGCTTCGATCACCAGCCATGCCCACGGAGTAGCGTGAATGGTGGTGTCTGCAATCGTAGGCCGGTAAGAGGGCATATAGGGCATGCCGACAGTAAATGCCATCTTACTGCTGGTCACGGAGCCGGGCGCCAAAATGGAGCTGGTCACGGAGCCGGGCGCCATCTTGGGGGTAGTGATGGCGGAATCGGCTACTGCCTGCGTCTGCACGATGTTTGCAGGCAGGTTGTTGTCGATGTAGTCCCAGCGCCACAAGGTGCTGATGGATTTTACATAGGCGATCCATGCCGTGGTTTCCATCGCTCCCGTAACCGCGCCGTCCACGATCTCCGAGATCGCAGTTTCGGCTTCGTAGTCGGTCGATGTTCCCGTTTGCTTGGCCGTAGTGACCATGAGGGAATAGACGATGTTCTGGTAGTACGATTGACCCGTGGACGAGGTTCGGGGTTCTGCCGTGTCGTTCTGGGCTTTGGCATACAGATAGCTGCCCTTCGGGATAGAAAGGGTATCACCGTTCGGAGTCGGGAAAAACTTGCCGTACATCAGCACGCCGCCGCCCTTGTTGATTCGCAGGGAGGTGTTTTGAGGGCCTATCACTCCCTTCAAAATGCAGTAGGGAATCGGGCACGGCCACGCGCCCATCATGCCGAAGATGGTGTCAGCCATCGCGGCAAGGTCCGAGACGAACACCCGGTTGCCGTTCGAAGTGGCTATGAATTTCTTGATTGTTGCCATGTTGGTTAACCGTTAAATTCGGTGATTTTTTTCTTGTCGTCTACGCGGTAGAGATCGACATGCACCCAAGAGGTGTCTTTCTCCAGCCGGATAGGATAGGGAAGTTTGGATGCGTTTTTTTTGAGGATTTCCCGCACGTTGTGAGAGGGGATGGTAGTGGAGAAGTCGAACCCCTGCGCGAGCATATGAGCCGAGACATACAGCAAGCCGGAGCGGGTTTTCGACGCCACCAGATCGCAGATGTTGCATCGCAGGCCCCGCTGGCTGTACTGACCTCCGCCCACCCAGTTGTTGATGGTCATGGGAAGGCCGAGGATGTTGCGGATGGCCACGAGCGTTTCGAGAAATTCATTGGAGAAATACCGCCATGCCTTCTCGCCGTCGCGCTGGTAGACATGAGGACATACCAGCTCTGTTATCTTGAAGTTTTTCTGAACTTCGGCAAGCAATTCTGATCTTTTCATATCGTTACTTTTTGATTAAGTCCTCCATGTCTTTGGCCACGTCCTCGTCCCAGCGCTTCGCCTTGTTGATGGTGAACTGCTGGAGCCACAAGAACAGTTTCGAACCAGAGAGATAGGCCGCGTTTTCGCAAAAGGACCACAGCTCCGTAAAACATACCATCGCGCAGAGAATATTGGGAAGCCGGTCGGCGCCGAAGTCCCCGCCCAGCACGTCATTCCCGATGACATACAATCCGGCGACCGCCATTGTGCAGAAGCCAAATTTGTAGATCGTGCGCCACGCCGCGTCGGAGTAGAAGCACCAGCGCTTCCCAGCGGCGGTCACCCGTTTGTAGGATGCCAGACAGCCGATGACGAAGTCCGTCATGATGAAACATACCATCACAAGGACCAGCGGCCCGATGGGAGCGAAGTAGCCGACGAATCCCAACCACCAGTTGTTACCGATGGTTTTCACGTAAGGCAGAATCGTGTCTTTGAGGATAGAGGCGAGAGACATGGGAGTTTAATTTACAACTATTGAATATTGGATTCCATAGGCCACAAGAGCGTTCAGGTCTGCGATAAAGTCCGGATAGACGTCCGCGTTTTTAAGCCCGGCGGGGATGGTCACGACCGGGGCATTCGCCGTGCTACCGTATTGGTAGAACTCCACGCCCTTCGACATGTCGGCCGAATAGGGGAACATCAGGGTGCCCAGCGACATATCGGAGCTGTACGGGAACATGAAGGTGTCGAAAACGGGGGCCGTGGTGACGGTTATCTCCCCGAAGTCGCCGTAGTAGGCATTCAGGTAGGCTTGGATGGAAATACAGCTGCCGTCGTTGGCCGCCAGCGCATAGTATTTCTTGCACCACGCCTCGTATGATTCGATCTTCGGGAACAGCGGCGCCAGACAGCAAAACAGGAACTTGTAGAACACGTTCAGCGTCGGACTGGAGTCGTGGTTGAGCGCATACTGCGGACGCAGGATGTTGAACAAAAGCCACGGTATGGATAGATGTCGAAGCATTACCGGATGGGATTAAATACTACGATGTCAGTCAGGTTTTGTAGTGCGGCGCTGAAATTGAAGTAGCCGGATGCCGGCGTCAGAATGCCGTTGGTAGGCTCGGCGCCGTCGCAGGTGATGCCCACGAAGTAGGCGTCGCGCACGCCCGGCACGCCGGCGAGGGCGGTTTCGATGTCGTTCACAAACACCGGGGAGTCGCCGAGCAGGGTTCCTTGCGTGGTGATAAGGATTTCCTTCACGCTGTTCTTGATCTGGGACAGCGAGTAGGTGTCCAGATAGCGAATGAAGAGCTGGGTGGTGGTTATGATGCTGGGAGTCGGCGACGAGATCATCATGCTGATGCCGAATGCCGATTTGGCCGTCATGTAGTTTGAGAACTCCGCCAGCTGCTCGGCCGTGAGGGCCACGTTGTTGCCGTTCGCATCCTGCGTGCAGACGTGCATGTTGATGACGTTTTTCTGCGCATCCACGCGAATGGCCACCTGCTTGATGATCTGCTTGGCCGGATCGACCGTTTCGTAGCCGTAGGCGTACTTGGACGGATCGACAACCACCAAGTTGTCGCCGGTTTGGAACGCCAGCGCCGTGTCGATGTAGTACTGCTTCCCCATGACTCGCAACGTTCGGGCGGCCGTCTCGATCACAACCTCCGAATTGGACTGATTCAGGAGAACAGTATTGATGGTCTCGGCGAATACCGCGGCCAGCCGGCGCCAGATGGCTGAATTGCTGGTGCTCGTGAGCGACGAGATGGTTTTGCCGATGTTGGCTACTATTTGTTCATAAGTGGTCATAAAGATTTCATTAAATTAAGGTACGTACGTGAAATCCAGAATAGGCATGATGGAGCCGCGCATGGTGTTGAACTCGATCGCCGGCGCCGTCATGACGTAGTTTTCGATTGCTACGGACAGCGTGAGGGTGCATCCATCCTCGGCGAGCGCCGATAGAGGTATGCTATGCTCGGTCTCCAGCTTTTGTTGCATGTCAATCCACAGATCACTTTCGGAGGATAGGTAATACGACCAACCCAGCTCGGTGATTTGGAGGGTTATTTCAACCGCATCCGAAACGCTCTCGGAGCCTACGACCTCAAAGTCCCCCAGCGACGGGATATGGACGTTGTAGGTGGGCTGGAAATAGGAGTTGATAATGCCCGGTGTAAGGTCGTTATTCGGCGCGAATACGGGGTAGATCGACGGCAGGTTGTCGCCGTAGCCGGCATTGTAGTAGGTTTCGTAGATGGCCCCTTCCGTCGGCGCCGCAACGTTATCTGCCAGCGCCAGCGAACCGCCGATTATAGCATCGTCCTCGGAATAGAACACCACGTACAGTCCGGCCACGCTGGTGATGGCGGTCGGAAGCGGCAGGTCTATGACGAGCCGATTCGACGTGTCTTTTTCCACGACGTTGTAACCGAGAATTTCGCCGTTAAGGTACACTACACCAGCCATCGTAGTGGGATCGGCCACTATCTGCGCCATCATCGGCCAACAGCGAAGCTTCACGTTGTTTTCCGTTTTCGGAGGCCCTCCCCACGCTTCCGGAATGTTGGCGTAATCCGCAAAGTTGGGGGAATCTGAGAAGCAGTGATCGTACGTCTGCGGAACTGTAAAGCCAAGTTCAGCGGTTCGTTCCCAAAGATGAATTTTCTGCCCGTTAACTATGGTGTAGGGAGATTCGTTGGTGACGCCCGGCAGTTTCTTAAATAAGTAGGCGAAATAGTAAACTTTCTTACAGTCGTCAAAGATGTTAACAGGAGGGTTGAGAAGATCGCACTCAGTGAAAGTAGAATCCAATATTGTAATGCCGGTACACCCCTTGAATATGTCAGTGACGTCGGTAAGACGCCTACAAACAGCCAAGCAATAAGCCGTAGTATTTGCCAGCGGGCAGTTCTGGAAGGCGCCAACTGCGGATATGGCGCCCGAATTATAAAATACTTGACTGATATTTCGAAGTTCGGGGCAGTCAGCAAACAAATAGTCCACGTTTTGGATTTGATAATCAAATCCAAAACACGATGCGGCGTCATCCAACCGGGGGCATCCTCTGAACATCTGGGGCGGTATGGAAGTAAGACGCCAGCAATTCATAAACATGGAATTGCAGTTTTTGATATTCGGTTTTCCCGCGAACGACCCTACCACTTCCGTCAGATATACGCACCTGTAAAAGCCATTATTCCACATTCCGGATGGGCATGCCGCGTCGGCATTGGTAAGGTCTACCTTAATGAGCGCCTCTTTGAATGCCTCAAGGCCAGAATCTTGCAAGACATTACCGAAATGTTGGCTTGTGCCCAGAAACGTCACCACGACTTCCCCGGTGGTTCCGGCGGCGTAGTTGTGACCAAACAGACCATCGGTTTTGATGTACTCCACGGGTGTTCCGTCGCCCCAGTTCACATAACCTTCGTTGTTCTTATCCGCATTCAGGGAAAGGTATTTGCCCGCTATCTTCGATCCGTCAAAGGTGTAGATGATGGAGCCGACATCGCCCAGCATAAATTCCAGCTGTTCCATCTGCATGCTCAGGTTGTCGAAAGGCAGGGATGCACTGTTGAACGGCCGGGCGTCGGCCACCGATACGGCTTCGCTGTTGTATACCACGTCCGGCACCTCGATGATGCGACCTGCCTCCAGCTGCGGGGTGTAGGTGTCGAAGCCGTTGGCGTTCATTATGTCGTTGATGGCACGCAGTGATCCGGTCGTGTTGTAGCACACGTCCATCAGCGTATCACCGGATTTTACTTTGTAAGTTGCCATACTCTAATCAGCTTGCATTACGATGGATGTTGCGAAGTATACGTCGTCGCTCCCGGCTTGGATATTCCAAAACGGCGAGTAGGTGAGATGATACCCGGTTTTGGTGGCCTGAACGTTGATGGTCACCTGCTTGAGCGACGCATTATCGCCGTTCCAGATGTATATATCATGATGGCCTGCCGCGGAATCATCCGGAATTTCCCCCACAGAGGTGGGTGACAACCAATCCGACTGCGTGCCGTCGGGCAACGTGTAGTTGATCTTGATGTCAACATCCGACAAATACCCGACGCCTACTTGCACGGCTATGCGCACCTCGATATTGCGTTGTGTTTTGTCCGGCGGCGGGGGTGTGGAAATGATAAGATCGGGATCGGGTTCTGCGACGGGGTATTGGGCATCTACCGAGACGCTGTATTCGCCGAAGTTCTCGCCCTCGGTGATGCGGATGTCGCAGTAGTCGGCGCCGTCCTTTATAACCTGCCGCTTGGCCGTGGCGGCCAGCATGGAGACGTAATCGGGCCGCGCGTTCAGGGCGAAGGTTTCGAACCCCACGCCGAACTGAGGTTGCAGGATGTTGACGGGGTTTTTCAGCAACATGAGCGTGGCGTTCTGAATCGACGGATCGACCACAACGGCAAAATCGCCGTTGGAGGTGCCGATGTCGTTGTTTTTCAGATCGAAAATAATGTCGCTCATTACTGTTGTACTTTGTCGTTCGTATAATCCTCCGCCTTGAAAGGCGATACGCTTCCCGTAGGGGGAGCCGTAGTATCTGCTCCGGCCTCCGCAGACCATGTATAGGCGTGTGTATGGCTGTTGAACGCCGACACGAAGGTGTTCATGGCATTGGTTATGGCGTCCGGGATCACCATGCCGCCGATTGCGCCACCGTTCATGGTGACCGTATCGCCGGAAATGGTGAGGGAGCCGCCCCCGTCTTTCGACAAATATATGGATTCTTTGTCGATTTTGCAAAAATATCCGCCTACCGACGCTTCGATCTTGTCTACGCGCGTGAAGCTTACCACGAAAGCGTTCTCTGGCTGTTGGTAGGGCATGCCGAGGATCACCGCGGAGTTTACGGCGGGATAAAAAATAACGCTCGCATCCCCGCCGATGACATTGGATAGGCTTATGTCCGGTATTACCAGTCCAGCATCACCAATGCGAACGTTAATTGTTTTGGCCTCTTCATTCACTGAATCGACGTTGCCGTAGAGGATGGACGGCTGGTTCACGCCGTCAAGCAGACGGCGCAGGTCCTTGCCGAAGTCCTCCATACTGCGTATGAATTGTCCTTGATTCATCAGTTCGCCAGATAAAGAAATGTCTTGTTTGTAACCGTCAGTATCTGCCGGTAGCCTTTGCCTTTTCCGCAGGTCACCTTGCGGCCGATGACATAATAGCCGCCGCTCAGGGACTTGAAGATGGTGTCATTGAAATTTACGTAGTCGTAGAGCCGCACAAGGGGGTACAGCAACGTGGTGATGGTGCCCTTGTTGCGCTGGGCGCGCAGGCCGGCCAGCACCGACAGCGCCGTGGTGTTCATCTGCTGAGCATTGCGGCCCGGCGTGAAGGGAAGGTCGTACACAAGGCCGTTTTCCGCCCCTTTCTCGATGGTTTTCATGGTTCCGTCCTCCAGATACCGGACGATGACGCGGAAATTCTGGAACATCATGTCCGAGGGCACGATGTCGCGGGCTATCACGTTTACCGACGTGTCCAGCTCCACGGTGGGGGATTCGGATTCCGAGATTCCGAGTCCGCAGTAGACCCGCGCCTTGTCGCTCTCGATGCGGACATTGCCGTAGAGTTTATACATGCCGACGATCACCCGCTCCAGTACATCGTATGGCGACACTCCGGTGGCGGGTTTGAGCACAAAATCGCTCTGCATGGATTTGGGGTCCGGCAACAGAGAGGGATAGGCGTATGTCAGCTTGTTGTCCTTGCGGTACTTCGCAAACGCCGCGTTGGCCGTGTCGCACATCTGTTGCAGAAGCGAGGATAGGGGAGTGGCTTTGGGCCACGACTGCGTAACCGTGCCGAATCGAAGCATAAATGCCGCATCCTCGCACTTTATTACCGTCGGGAACCCTCCGATAACATCCCGGATGAATCCGTCAAATTCAAGGCGCTTTTCGAACTTCTGGCCGATGACGGCGTTGTCGTAATACCATGCGTACACCTGAATGCGGGCGCCGGTCTTGATATTCCAGTCGTCCGGGTTGATGCGAACGTAGGTGGTCGTGTTTTTACCCACCCGCTGAACGGCGATGGTGCTTCCGCGCCCCACCTCCTTCGCGGCCTTCGCGGCTATGGTGTAGAAAGGCATCTCGATGGATGCGGTTCCAACGATGTTCTCGCGCGTTTCGTCGGATTCGAAGGATTGGAACTGGCCGATGCTCTTCCCCTCAACGAAAACCTCGTTTCCGCAGATCAGATAGTTTCCCGTTATGTTTCGGACGGCCATGTTATTTCACGGTTGTGGGCACGGACTGCGAATCCTGCGTGTTGGCGGAATTGGTGTAGAGAAGCGGATCGGCGATGTTCACCTCTTGCAATACCAAGTTGATGGAACCGAAGGTGTCGCCCTGCATAGGCGAGAAGCGGTAGGACTTGATGAACGCCCAGCCGATTCCTATTTCATCATTAAGCACCGTGTTCTCGATGGCAAAAACCTCGTCGTTCTCGTAGAGTTCATCCAGAAACCGCGTCAGCTTGTATACCGGCGTGGGGTCCCCGCCGCGGGCATTGCGGCGCCGGATGGTGGTGGCCGACATATCCTCTACCTCCTGCGCTTCCCGGCGCTGGATGTTGAACGACACCGATACCACTTTCGGGCCTTTGGCCACCCGCTGAACGATGTTGATTCCGTCCACCAGCTGGGATTCGTCGGTTATTTTCTGAGCCGATACCGAGAAGTTGAGCGAAAGCGGCGCATAGTAATCGCCGCACACGAAGATCGCGTCAGCGATGGGATCATCCGTCAGGCCGGAAAGGGCGTCGCTGATTCGCTGGGCATCATCTTCATGCGTGGACGTGGAATACTCTTGGGTGGAAAGCGGCGCCGGAGACATTTCCGGGGTGTTGTCGCCGGTGCGTATCTTGCCGCCGGGGCTTTCGATCAGCACGCGGACAATACCTGCCTGCGACAGCACGATCTTTCGGGCGTTCAACACCGCATCTGCGGCGTCGAGCACCTGATCCTTCGCCCGCTGGTATATCTGCTCCGGGGAGCTGGCGGCCTGCTGGAGATGGGTAGCGGCTTGAGTGAAGGTGTCCTGCGTATTTTGATGGTCTCTGGTATTCATTACATTGCACCGGTTGCGTTGTTGAGTGCGACTTGCAAGCCGCGCATGATGTTGTCGTATAAGGCCCCCTGAAGCTGAGCGCCCAAGTCGGCGCCGTCGTTCACGTTGTCGATGCTGATAGGCATGCTGACGATCTCCCGATTGAAGTTGATAATCAGGGATCGGGCACCTTTGGTGATGTCGGAAAGCCCGTCTGAGGCCGAGAAGTTGGCGCCATTACCATCCAATCCGGCGGCGGGATTGAGTTGATTGAAGAGTTTACTGTAGTCTATGTCCCAATAGGTGCTGCCGTCTACCGTCTGAACGGGTTTGAGAACCATTCCGGGATTTTGCAAGAAATTTTTGGAGTTGGCTCGAAATTCTCGGATGGCAGCCGCTCTTTGGGATGCAGTCGGAGTGAATCCGGCTTTTGGGTAAGGAACGCCCCCTATCATCTCTGCGGAACCAGCGCGCTGAGCCGCCAGTGAAGAGATAATGTAGGAGCTGTCTCGTGTTACCAAATCCCGGAACGCCGAGCGCTGGCGGGCCGCATACAGACTGTCAGAATTTATCACGGGGTACTTGTTGCCCTGAGCATCATAGTAAAACCGATCCCCGAATGAAAATGCCTTTCTGACAGCGCCTCCAGCTCCCGGAACCCACTTTTCGTCTACATTAAACTTGTCGGAATGCCCAAAGGGGACCGATCGCCCAACCCAACCCAAGAAGGACATGATGCCGCCGAATATTTTGGTGAGACCCGAAATAGCGCTTTCTACATCGGCCATCATTGTTCCTATCTTCTCCGGAGAGATAAAATCCGCCAACTTGGGGATATACTGGTTGGCAACTATGGCCAGCTTGTCGTAGAAAATCCCCAACGACTGGGATATTTTGGGCCAAAACTCCGCATTATCCTGCACTATCTTGATGAATGCGTTCTCCTTATACAGTTGAGCCATACCTCGCGCCTTCATGAACGGATTCGATTCGATCATGCGGTCGAACTCGTTCAGGACGTTCAGCAACTCGGATTTGTCTTTCAGGTAGGAGAAAACATCCCCTGATACGTTCTTTCGCGCCATCGACTGCTGGGCGATCTTGCCGATGATAGGCGCGGCCTGAATAAGCTCCCGAAGGTCTCGCGCAGAGGGCGTAGGCTGTCCCAACAACTGCTGGAGGTTGATGTTGACGCGCTCGAAGGGAACGCCGCCCACATGGGCTATTTTGCCTGCCTGCATGGCTATGCGGGTGGCCTCTTCCCGACTTAACGTTCGATTTCCTACGTTCAAGCCGGTAAACATGTTCATGGAGTTGAGCAGACCCGTGCGGCTAAATCCATATTCCGCCGCTAAGCGACCCGCTTCCTGAAAGGATTTTTCATAGGCCGCCCCCAACCCTTTACGGGCCATTTCGAACTGCATGGCACTCGATCCGGCTTCGATCAGATTCTGGTTGTTGAGCAGATTATTACCAAAACGCAACGCCGATCCGCGCAGGAGAATATTCATACCCTTCACTGCAATAGCGGCACCCCCTATCAGGGTGAGGTAGGGAGCAATGGCGCCAAGAGGTTTTATGGCTCCGGCCGCTATTCTTCCGACAGATGCGATGACTGACCCGAAGTTGGAAAGATTGCGAAGTGCGCCCGGCAGACTGGTTAAATTGCCCAAGAAGGCGCGCTTAAAAACATCCGACCGATGATACAACCGGTTAACATTGCTCAGAAAACCTTCGTTGGACATCCCCGGCGTCTGGGCAAAGCGACGGGATAATGCCCGATAGTAGGCTCGCCGAGCCGGTGGGATATTCGAGTAGCTTCCGCCACCTGAGCCGGCCATACTCCCACCGCGCCCGCGGCCGGGTCCTCTTTCGAGGTCCCGGATGCGCCGCTCGGCTTTCGAGAGCTGAGAATCGTCTACGTTGATGTTGAGCTTTATTTGATAGGTCTGCCCGTCCATATCATTTCTTGGCTTTGAATGGCGCGTAGATGATGTTGTCGATCACCCACATGGCCATGTCGGAATATTTGTCGATGTCCGCGGCCGACAACCGGGTTTCGAGAGTGGTTATCGGTTCGTGAAACACATACGAAATAAAGGCTTTTTTCAGCAGGAAGGGGTCGTTCCTGCCGTACTCCTTTATTCGTTCGTGGAGGCTGGGTTCTCGGCGGTTCCGAGAAGCCCCATCACCACACCCCAGCGCGATAAAAAACGCTCGATGTCCTTTTGAACCGGATCGGAGCCGTAAAGGTCGATGCAGGCCATAACGTCGTTCACGATGGCCTTGCGCTGTTTGTCGTCTACGATCATCATTTCGCAGAACTTGGTGGCGATAGGCGCCAGCTGCTCAAGATCGCCGGATGCGCCGTGCATCAGCAGCTGAGTGGCAAAATTGGTGTGCGCCGCGGAGGTTCGGGAGAGCATACCTACTTCTACATCTTCCTCAACCTCCTGCTCGATCACCTGAGCCTTAGGGGCTACGCTTCGCTTGAAATACCGCAAGCGGACGGTATAATTCTGAATAATTGTTTGTCCGGACATAATTTTGAGTAAAAATAGCAGGGGCGATTCTCACCGCCCCTGCCGGGTTAAAGCGGTAAAACTGAACGGGTAATACCTATTCCCTGAATTGCGAGGGAAGTGTTGATTTCAGGGCTGTTTCGGTCCACCGAAAAGTCGTCGGACGAAATAGCGCAGGAATCCAGAGAGTAGATGATCGTGCGGGGGACGATCAGGCCGGTCATTTCGAGGGTCCAGCCGATGGAGAAGTTCCCCAAGTCGGTGAGCGATGAAATGAAGCCGGTAGTTATCGACGCATTGATGGCGTCGAGGATAGTCTCGTACTCACCGGTCTGGAGGGACATATTGCCCGTAAATCGTTTGTTGATTACTTTCTTGGCAATAGGTTCCAACCGGCCGATGGCGAAGATTTCCTGAACGTCCTGCGTCCGGGAGATGGAGAGCTGGACACCGGTTACGATGTCGAACATCTGGCCGCGATGGGTGATGTTCATTTTAGCTTCCGCGCTGGAGATGATATAGGGTTCGTACATAGTCGTTGATTTTTACGAAAGTGCTGATACGTACAGAACACCTACCTTCACCCAGTCTACGTTGGGCGACGGCAGAATTTCGATGGACACCAGAATCGTTCGCGTGGACACGAAATTGTTGTCCTGAGCGGCCACCGTCACGCGAATGCCGGAGCACTGGCGCTGACTGATGCGGGGCTGGCAGTAGAGATTGTAGAAGTTGTTCTCGATCTGCGTGGCGTAGGTCCTGCTCAGATCGCCTTTGGCGTCAACAGGGGCCTGCGTGTTCAGAATCTGCGAGAAGAACTCCTGCGCATCGTCGCACACGGCGTTCCCAAGCCGAACGAACTCCAGCCGCGACAACGCCTTCGTCGGGTCGTTGCAGGTGGCGCCGTCGTTGTAGAAGATGCCGGTGGGATAGGGCCGGTGAAAGAGATACTGACCTTTGCCCAGCGCGTCGATGATCGAGGGGTCTACCTCCGTCACGCTTACGACGGTTTCGGGGTCGTTGAAGAACGCCTTCTGCGCCACGGCCGCGCGTTCGTGCGAGCCGATGGATTCAGCGACCGAGATAGCCGACAGAATACCGATGGCTTCTCCCACATCCTTGATGGGGGTGTAGGCCGTGATGTTGCCTTGATCGTCCACCGTAGTGTTGTAGAGCGTGGTGGTAGGCATGTACGCTACCGACGGCGCCGCATAGGTGGAGATGTCGGTGATGTTGGCGGCCGAATTTGCCTGCGCCCCATCGACGTTGGACGTATAAACGTTCACGAAGCGGATGCCCTCGGCGAACATTGCATTCTGAATGGTCTCGATGGCCTTCACAACGGTCGGAGTGGTCGTGGGGACCCACCCTGAGGCAGCGTCGTTGGCCTGCGAGCACCAGCCGATAATGCGGGGGCGGTTGTCGTAGTTGGCCTCCAGCGTCAAGCGGATTTGGCGCTTGATGTTCGCCGCATTGGTCGTAACGAAATCACCCTTTTCGCCGCTCGTCAAGATCAGCCACAGATAGGTACCGCTTCCGGCTTTGGCGTAGAACTGCGTTACCATTCCCAACAGGTGGGGATCGTTGTTGAGCAGTTTGGCGTCAGGAGCGTCGGATGCGGCCCAAGCGGTGTAGGAATCCAGACTCGTGATAAGTGTGGGTTTCGCGCCCACCGATCCGGACGAGACTTTGATACCGTACACCAGCGCCGCATTGCCCACGGAGGGCTGGCGCCGGCTGAGTGTGGTATCTTTCAGCTCGATGTTAATTCCAGTTTGAGCCATGTTAATGGTAATTTATGCTTATTGAGCGGATTCTTCTTCCTTCTGCGGATCGTCGTCGGCAGCGCTTTCCGGTTCCGGTTCCGGTTCCGGATGGGGCGCCGGCGCAGGCTGGGGATCGGGTGCGGCAGATGCCTTCCCTTTCTTTCGATCCGGCGCCTTCTTGGCTTCTTCCTTCGGCGCCTTCTTGGCCGCAAGAGCGGCGGCGGCGGCGGCGAGGTCCATAGGCTGGGGCGTTTCCTTCGTCTGAACCGGTTCGGGCACCTTGCTCTCTACCGTAACCATCAGGTCGTTCAGCTCGTCTTCATTGGTGGGGCACGTCGCTTTGGTGATGGTTGCGTAGCGCACGATCCGGCGGAGCTTCATGAAGTCCCGGCATCGGGTCACGGCCGACTGTTCGTCGCGGTAGGTGTTGGCGTCGCTGGTCACGTAGATCGTGCCGTACGCCATAGCCGCGGCCATAAGGTTGATGAAATACTGCTCGGAATAAACGGGTTTCGTGGACATAATTTTGTGATTTTAAAGTTGTTGGTTATCCCCACTGCCGGGGGGGGCAGTGGGGGAGTTGATTTTAGCCTTAGGCCTGATTTCCGGGGGCGATCACGCCGATGCCAAGTCCGCCCTTACGTGCGGCGCCGGCACCCAGACGCATATCCATCGACATGCGCCAGCCGTAGTTCGACGGGTCGGTGACCATATGGACGTTGGTCCGTCCGATGGCGATGATGGCCTCCGAGGGGATGAACGCCAGAGCCGATCCGTACGCCGTAGCCGGGATGGCAGGCGGCGTGTAGGTGGGAATGGCGCCCGTTTCGTCGGTGATCTTGCCGTCCAGATACAGTTCCGGGTCGATGATCTTGCTGGCGGCGCTGTCATACAGCGTCGTGATCGAACGAGGACGGAAGGTGAAGCCTGCGTACTCCCCGTACATCGGGCGCATGCTTCCGGCGTTCTTGGTCAGCAGGTTCGTGAGCGTGGCGTTCGACTGGAGCTGTTGGTGCATGATGCCCGGCATCACCATTTCGGCGGCGAAGGTATCCATGACGTAATTCTGGTTGATGAACGCCGTCTGCATGGCGAGGAAGTCGGCCGGGGCGATCTCTTTCAGCGTTCCGGTTGCCGTCGGGTTAGCCGGGAAGGCGTTAGTTGCCGAGTACGTTTTCTCGCCCGTGGTCAGGCGCGTAACGCTGGCGTCCTCCGACAGCTTCTGGATGATGTAGTTGTGGGCCTTCGACGACAGCCAGCGCAGGGCCTCCGAAGTGCCGAGTGCCACATCGTCGTACGCCAGCAGATCGGTGTTGGCCTGCTGCCAAACGATGTTTTCGAGGGCGAAGAGGTGCATGATGATGCCCACGGGATCATCGTCGTAGAGCGACGGAGACACGTTGACCGGGGCACGCTTGCCGAAGTATACCTTCGGCTTGATGGCCGAGTTGATCCAGATGATGCCGGCCACATCCTCGGCGCTGAGACGCGAAATGCGGTCTGCCCACGAATCGTCCGGGAAGAGTTCACGGAAGATCATCGTGGACCACTCGATTTTGGCCAAGTCGGGCGTCGTTTCGATGAAGTTCATCGAGTTGAGACCCGATGCGAACTGTTCGAGACGGTTCAGGGCCTCGTCAGCCGTACCGGTGGGACGGCCGTCGATGTCGAAGTTCATGCCCCCGACAGCGGCGCGGAAGCCGCGGTCTTTGGCGGCGAAATAGGCGAACTCGCGCAGGAGGTTCATGCGCGAATCCTGAGCGGCTTCGTTAGGGTTCATTTTCCCTACTGCCGCCGAGAATCGCACGGCTTCGGAGAATCGGTCTTTGCCGGCGTTGTCACGAAGATACTCGTGGATGGTTTTTCTTTCCATAGCGGAACTGAATTGAACGTTGGTTTTACTTGATTTTTCAACCGTATCCTCCACATTCAGAATGCGGGCGGCAGGTTTGGATTGCTCGGTTGTCGATGATGCGAAATTCTCGCCGCGCTCTTCGCGGCCGTCGTCATCGTCATCATCCTCTTCTTTCTTTTCGGCGTCGCGCACTTCCTCGGCGGCGTTGCGGTCCTCTTCGGCCATGTCGCTGTCCGCTTTTGCGGCTTCGGCTCCCCGAATGCCGATCAGGCGCAGGAACTCGTTAAACGCTCTGAGGGCGCCTTCGCGCGATCCTTCGAATTTCTCGGTTTCGGAAACCGTACCGGCGTCAGCCGCTTCCGCAGGCTGGGCCGCGGCCGCGAACTGCTCCTGAGCCTGCTCCTGCGGGGCTTCCGAACCCTTCGCTTCGGCAGTTTTCTCCACCTCGGCGGTCTGGTTCTCTTCTTTCATCTTGTTGAGATATTTGGTTAATGATTCGGTGTAGCCGGAGGTCAGGGATTCCAGCTCTTCGGCCTCCACAGCGCAGAATCCTACGCGCAGTGCCGGTTCGGCGCCCTCCACCTCGTCCACAGCGTTGGCATTCGAGGGAAGAGATAGGAGGGATATTTCGTACACATCGAAGCGCGTGGCGTACTTGATGCCGTCGCGCAGTGTGTAGTATATTTTGCCGGAGAGAGAGACGGCCCGGAGCGTACCGGCAAGGTACTGATCGCGCCGCTGCCGGGATTGCTCCGTCACTCCGTCAAATCGCAATTCTCCATACCAATCCCCGTCCTCTCCCCGGCGTATGTTCACCACGTTGCCGATAGGCTCACGGGGGTTGTGGTCCCAGAGCAGGATGGGATTTTTCTTGTAGCGGTCCCAGTTGATACCGTCGTTCAGAACGACATAATCCTTGTCGTTGAGCGATTCATCACTGAGCTTCTGCCGTTTGATCTTCAATTCCATAATCAAGTTGTTACGATGGGCAACTCCGTGGTCAGGTCCTGATCCGTTCCGGTGAACCCTTTGATTTTTACCTTTTCGACCTCTTCCGTCGGCCGGCTCTCGCGGGCCAGCTCCAGATCGAACACCGTGCTTTCGTACATTACTTCGCACACCATCACTTCGGTGTTGAAGGTATCTTTGGTGGAAATTCGCTGGTAGGTCTTGAACCCTTGATAGATAGGCCAAAGGTTGTATTTCTGCTGGAGTTCCAGAAAATCACCTGCCGTCTTGGCCTTTTCCACCGCATTGCGGACGCCGTGGCCCAGCGAAATAAGGCTCGCCTGAAACTGCTTGTCAGCGGACCACGAATAATTGGTGAGATCGACAAGCACGCAGAGCTTGATTCTGAGCCGGTCCTTGATGGCTCCGCCTATGAACACGTCGGCGTTGTTGCTGTCCTCCACCCCCACGGCGATGGCCGGTAAGAGGGTATTGACGGTCTGGGTTTCGTCGGATGATATGACGCAGACGGACATTTTATTCGCAATCACGACCTGAGAATTGCGAAGTACCTGAATGATCCTATCTATGATGTCACCGAACATATTTCACGCAAACGTAAGTTATTTTCAGATAAATTCCAAATTCCGGCGAAAAAATTATTTTCGCATGGCCGCATTCACCTCTTTTCGGATCACCTGCATGAACTTGCGGACCGAGCGCCGGCCGATGCCCATATACTGGCGCTGTTTGGGCCGCCGGGGAAGCCATACGCGCTTGGTGGCGCTGGGCGGCTGGCGCAGGGTGGAACCCGTGATAGGCATGCCGGGGCGCCATCCCTCGTTGTGCACCTGCG